GATTGGATCAGCCGCCACGCTTGCAAAAGCAGCACTCCCCGCTGTTAAAGCAGCGATCCCCGTTGCAAAAGCAGCAGCCGTCCCAGCCGCAACGTACGCAGTGAGTCGTATTGCTGAACCATTGCTAGGTATTTCCGCATCGACAAAAATTTCTAACGACTTCGTGGGGAACGTTGCAGAAGGTTTGCTCGGCGCAAGGTTAGCCGGTGATCCGAACATGAGCGTATCGGTCGCAGCGCCGACGGAGGGCTTGTTAGCAGCGACAGAACCACAAAGATTTGCTGACCCTGACGCGATGGGCTTCCGATCAGTGGTTTCCGATGTGATTGATTTGGATTCATTCCCAAGCAGAGGCACAGCCGAACAGATGGAAGCTGCGCTAGGTCAGAAGGGCGGATTATCGAATCAAGTACGCAGTCAGATAGGCAATCGCAGAATCGACAAAGAAGAACTGAAGTTCTTAGGGATCACAGATTTGCTGGACGAAGCCAAGCGCAGGGGCCAACCCCTCACCCGGCAGCAATTACAGAACCATATTCGCTTTAATCGCGAGAAGCTCAACTTAACCGAAGAGGAATTAATAGACCTCGGAGAATCCGAGAGTTGGCTACAGCAGGAAGTATTAGAGTTCAGAGAGGCAGAGGGTCAAGATTACATTGAAGAGCGCATTGACGAAGAATTGAGGGACAACGATTATTTTGCCGAGTGGTTAGCGGATAGACCTGATCTGAATGATGAAATCCGAGAACAAGTTTTTGAATTGCTTGAAAGCCAGTACGACGACGACCCCCTAAAGCGCATACGGTTAATGACATCCGAAGGAGATGGATACACTGACATCTATGCGATAGGCAGAGAAGGCGAAGGTTGGACAATCCGAAAGGGTGGCGATAACTGGGATGAGAGTGAAACGCTAACGACAAGAGGAAATTTCATAAACCTTCGCCACCCGGCAGCAAACCAGGAAGGCGCTCTGTTCCTGAATACCCATCACGAAGCGGGGGTGCGGCTTGAGGATTTAGCAAGAGAAGAACTGGGCGCATCAGGAGAAGCCGCACAGTTTCGAGAATATGTCGTAGAAGACGGTCCAATGGGCGATATTGGTGAGGTTACCAATTACCGCGAGGTTGTTGTGCGATTACCAAAAGCAGCAGGCGGCAATATCGGCAGTCACTTCGGTGATGATGTTGCCTACCACATGAGGGTATCGGACAGAGACTATTTCCCAGGTATGACCCGTAGCGATCAATCTAAAAGTTGGTTCATCCGGAATAATTCCACAAGAGAAAACGCCCTATTTGTCGATGAGATACAGAGCGATTACGCCCAAGCAGGGGCAGGGCGTAAACTGCGGTTAAATACATCTGACAAGGCTATGTTGAACGAGTTAGGTATCGACAAGAAAGAACTAAATTTAGCTCTAAGTAACTTCGATACAAACGAAGCAATACAAGCTAGTAACAATTTGTTAATACAGTTGTCCAATTTACAAAACAAGCCGCGTAATTCGGATTACAGTGAGCGGCTTACCCGATTACAGCGAAAATTAATGAAAGAAGGAGATTCTCGGGTAAAAGAACAGCCTTTAGTTGCAGGAAAAGAGAAATGGGTACAACACGCCATTAAGAACTTGATCACCCGCATGGTGAATGAAAATCAAGACAGGATAATTTTCACCAGTGGCAAGAATCAGGCAGCGCATTGGGGTGAGGAAGGATTAGAGTATTTCTATGACACTAAGGTACGCACAGAGATCGCTGACGTATTAAAAGGCATTGACAAGGATGCGGTTGAGGTGGTGGATGGAGGCTTTAGCTCGAAACCGGGCGATGCGGGAACGAGGAAGCATATCTCTATCAGGAACACCCAAAAAATAAAGGACTTCATATACGGCGTTGGCGACAAGCCCAAAGGCTTTGGAATATATAGTGCTGCGCCTGTAGCCGTTGGGGTTGGCGGCTTGCTGAATGCCGATAATAATGCCGGTAATTAAAATCCCATATAAACCTCGCCCGCTTCAAGCGGAGGCGCATAACCGCAAACAACGTTTCGGATTGCTCATTTGCCATCGTCGGTTCGGCAAAACGGTATTCGCCATCAACGAACTCATCAAACATGCCGTTCTCTGCCCTCACACGGCCCCACGCTTCGCGTACATCGCTCCCCTCTACCGTCAGGCCAAGTCAGTAGCTTGGGACATGTTGAAGCATTACAGCCGGGTGATACCGGAGATCCAATTCAACGAAGCGGAGCTGCGTGCAGACCTCCCGAACGGCGCGAGAATACAGCTATTCGGAGGCGATGCGCCGGACACCCTTCGAGGTCAAGGCTTCGATTTAGTCGTGATGGACGAATACGCGCAAATGTCCGCACGACTATGGCCGGAAGTTGTGAGGCCAGCACTCGCGGATAGAAAAGGCCGGGCGATATTTATCGGAACTCCTATGGGCCATAACGCATTCTTCGAGCTGCACGAGTCGGTTAAGCATGACGACGATTGGTATGTCCGCATCCATAGGGCCAGTGAGACCGGGTATGTCGCTGATACCGAGCTTGATGCGGCCAAAAAGGTGATGAGCGAGAATCAATATGCCCAGGAGTTCGAGTGTAGCTGGACTGCTGCGGTGCAAGGATCGTATTACGGGCGTTTGTTGGAAGACGCCGAGAAAGAACAGCGGATCGGGAAAGTTCAACATGACCCCGGACTGATGGTCGAAACGTGGTGGGATCTGGGAATCGGGGACAGCACTGCAATCTGGTTCGCGCAGAGAAACGGGCCAGAGACACGACTGATCGACTACTACGAAGCCACCGGAGAAGGACTGGCTCACTATGCGAATGTCTTGGAAGAAAAAGCCAAGGCGGGCAAATGGAAATACGATTCACATGTCTTTCCACACGATGTACGACAACGCTCCCTCGACACCGGCAGAACCCGAGTCGAAGCCCTAGAGAACCTTGGGATTGCAGTGGAAATCATGCCTCAGCAAAAAATCGAGGATGGCATCGAGGCTGTCCGCAGGCAGCTACCGAACTGCTGGTTTGACGATTTGCATTGTAAGCGAGGCATAGACGCCCTTAGACAATACCGCGCCGAATACGACGACAAACGCCGGACATTCAGGCTCAAGCCGGTCCACAATTGGGCCAGCCATGCCGCCGATGCGTTTAGATATGGATGTTTGTATACGCCTAAACTGATGGACTGGGAGCCTCTGGAATACTCCAATGCGGGGATAGTATGATTATAAAAAGGGGACCATTATTTAAAGCGTTGATATTGATTGCGTTATTGTCTGGATGCACCAGCGCCAGTGTACCGCCGGAGCCACCGAAAACGATTGACGAATTAGCGGCCCAGCTCGACGAGGATGGGAATCAAAAGGTCAAGCTATTATTCGTTCTGAGCGCGAAGACAGGGACGATTAACAAATTGAATACGTCCAATCATCAATTCTCTGTAGAAAAGGCCGATTTAACCCGCCTGATAGCATTTACAGACCGGCCAGAAAGATATGCTTTCGACCTGTCGATACCGATGTTCAAAGCCCTATGGAGCGGCGGGAAGGATAGTTTCGCCGTAGATCCACCTAATGCGGTGCTTGTCGATGACAGCGGCAGGATCGCAATCACCATGCTGACCGGCCTGCTCGATGAGCCTGACAACCTCACCCTGAGACTGGACAAAAATGCGTATAGAGCTATCGACGCCGATGAGACACCTTGGGGAACAGAACTCACTAATCCCGTATTGGTTATCGACGCCTCGATCTTGACAGCCGCAGGGTTAGCAGGATTGCTCAGAGCTGGGGCGCAGGCATGTGTGGAAGTTGAATGCTATTGGGCCTTAGCGGGTGGATAAATGGAACTGAGTAGAACAAATCCATCACCAGAATATATATCGTGCTTGGCGGGATACCAAGAACTGCACCAAGGCGGAAAACTTTTTGATGGCCGGAGCCTATCAAGGTTTATCCATATTCTTGATAGTTTGATTAAAGAAAACGACTGCAAGACTCTGCTCGATTACGGAGCAGGGCGTGGTGTGCTTTACGGCAACAATTACGGCACGTTGACGGACGCAATTGACAAGCCTCTGGGCGAATACTGGGGCGTCGATGTTGATCAGTACGAACCTGGATGGCCCGGTTATGACGAATTATTTGATGCTCTACCGGACTTCCCCAATCAGGGCTATGACGCTGTGATCTGTGTGGACGTCCTTGAGCATATCCCAGAAACCGATCTGGAATGGGTCGTCGATGAAATGCTTAGCATCGCGGACAAAATTGTATTCCTGAATATAGCGTGCTTCCCGGCATTGAAGACATTCCCCGATGGGACTAACCTCCACATCTCCGTATTCGAGCCTGATGTGTGGCTGAAATTCCTAAGCGAAAAGAGCAAACAGCATGAATCTGGCATTTATGTCTATTTTGATGCCGTCGAAAACAGCCATATTGTGTATAAAGGTTTCAGGATAGATAATTCGCACGTTACCGAGTTATCGTGTGATAAAAATAGAGCTTAAATATGGCAGAGAAATCACAAACCGTATCTGACGATCAGATCGCATCCATTTGTCGCGGACAGATAGACGCCTCTGCGGGCTATGCAGGCGGCGAGATCAGCGGCGAGCGAGCCGAAGCCCTCGATTACTATTACGGCGAACCGTATGGCGACGAATCCGAAGGGCGCTCTCAGGTTGTCACCCGCGAGGTGATGGAAACAATCGAATGGATATTGCCCTCGCTT